TGTTTGCCTGCGAATTGAGTTTTGATTTCTAACTAATCCACTTCGCCAATTATCGGTAGGCGCATCCCTAGCATGTTTACTTTCTAAAATCATGCAAATCACCCCAAATTCTTTAGGGGTTGTCAACTTTTTACACCAAAGTCAAGAACGGATACTTTTCTCAAAGTTTATCTTAAATCAGTTTACTTGTAAACTGGGAAAATCAATCAACTCTTATGTTGATACTCCACTCATCTCATTGTGAAGTTACGTGGTTACGCTATCATTAGGTGATTCTTGCCACGACAAGGAGAACCCATCTTTGTTCAGTTCAAAGACGCTAATCACTTACTCTGTCACTCGCAGCAGGTAGCAGTTGTAAACTGCATTTCAAACGAGACCTAGCACCACAACTGAGATTTAAATTGCTACAATTCTCAAAGTTGCGGTTTCAATTGTTGCTGTTCCCGTTGTGAATGCGGACAATATCTGTGCTGTTAAGGTGTCAGTTCCATTTAATGAAACAAAGGAATGGACACTAACAGACACGACGGCGGCGGTTGCCTTCGAAAAATTATCTTTCGTTAGCTCTACGGTCGCTGCGTTCTTAAGGAGTTTCAACTCGGTATCTACACTCGCTCCAGAGTATAGTACTTCGAGAGAAACATCAATAAGATAATTGCCTGCGGGAAAAGTCAGGACTCCACCAGCGTTGGTATATGGGACACCAGACGTGATGACAGTCGCGAAACCTACGTTTTGGTAGGAGCCTGTGGTAACATTTCCACCTGTTTGGCTCAACATCGTAACGGTGTTGTTTCGCGGTGCTGTTGTAACAGAGTCCAATACTGGAACCGTAAAAGTGACACTATATCGCACGCGTAGCTCACCAACTTCACTTGTATTCTGAAGTCCTTGGGTGGCTATATTAAAATTTCCTGCGTCGAATGTTTTGATGTCACTACTACCGGGTAACCCTCCAGATCGTACATAAAGTACGGGGCTCAGTGCGTGCATTTGGCGTGCGGTTAACCTCATTCTGAGGTTCTCACACGGCATACCATCTACACGTGGATCTGAGTCTTCCATCTGTTGTTTAGTTGCAGGTGGGGGGTCACTTGCGTCGAAATCTACTGACATAATGACCTTTCCGGTGGTTCCATTGGTTGCAAATTCAGACACTTCTCTTTTGTAATAAAATTCTACAAAATTAAAATGGTATTTCTCCCATTGTTTGGCTTGTTGTGAAAGCCAAGGAAAAGTGCTGGCTTGTCCGGGATTCAAAGGGTATTGGGTAACTGCAAATGCTACAGATCCGTTAACTGCTCCTATGAATTCATCTTCTACTACCGTACAAGACTTTCTTGAACGCATACTCGTTTGAGTCATTCCATTATTGATGCGTTGATTATTTCGCTGCCGGCGCGCAGCAGGACCTTTGACTTTAGGCCCTCTCTTCGCTTGTTTACGCGAAGGTGGGGCGGCTTTGTTTGCCGCTCGATTGCCGTTGATTTTTCTTCTTCGTGCAACTTTCTGTTGACGTTTTCTGTTCTTGTTTGCGCTTTGCATCAGGTTTTTGTTTGGCGGGCTCCACTTTACACATGCTCCTAACAACCTGAGGTCGCATTGAAAAAGGCCGCTGGCCTGTGAACAATCGATAATAAGAAGAATCATCTTTAATTTGTGTTTTGGCTGAGATCCACCGTTCGTCTTCAAAAAGGACCGCATCGTAAGTATCAAGTAACCAATGAATTAACTTACGACAAAATCTTCTAAAAACTAGATCTGTCCAACCAACACTTAACATGGCTGCCGTGCGCAACAATGTTGTTTCCGGAGTTATGTCCTCTTTAGGTGCATAGAGAAGCGAGGTCATAAGCTTAACTCTATTATAAACTGGTACTGCTGTCCCATCAATAAAAACTGTATGAGCCGAAAGAAAATCTAATTGATCTGCTTTACGTGGCTCAAGTGAATCGGTTGTTGTTGTCACACCGATCACATTCCATTCTGCGATAACAGACCGTGCATTGAAGAATTCATGTGCTTCATCAGATACGGTCCATGTATTGTCATCGCCTACTAGTGCCTTGGCTGTTTCTTGTTCAAACGCTTCATAACTTTTAAAGTTTTCTGGTGCTGTCTGAAGCCAGGCATACGCTAGTAAGGTATACAGGATTAAAGTGTTATCCGAGATCGTATTCACTGATCCGGAGGGATTGCCAGTTTGTTTCATAATAATAACTCCATCAGGTCCGATTATTAAAGACCATACTAAATTTCGATAATATGTTTTAATTCTCGCAAGGTTTTCTTCGGTTTTAAACTCTTGCGCCAACATTTTCCATCGAAATAAAGCAC